AGCGCGCCCAGCGACAGGAGCAGCACCCAGGCAAGTGCGCTCGGCGCCCACGTCCAGTCCGCGATCGCGAATGGCGCGGCCGCGACGGCGCCGACGAAGGTGCCGTAGAGCAGCGTCACCATCGGCGGATCGAACGACGACAGCTTGCGCGTCACGATCATCAACAGCGCATAAGTAAACATCGAGCCGAACGCGAAAATGTACGCCGGATGCATCTCGGTGTAGCCGGGACGCACGACGACGAGAATTCCGGCGAAGCCGACGGCAATGGCCGTGGCCCGCCGCCAGCCGACATGTTCGCCGAGAAGAGGGACCGCGAGGGCGGCGGCAACGAGCGGCACCAAAAATGTAATTGACAGCGTCTGATCGAGGCGAAGGTATCTCACCGCCAGAAAATTCAAAAGCGTGGTCGCTGCCATGAAGGCCGATCGCGACATCTGGAGCGTCAGATTTTGGGTCTTCAGAAGTTTCGGCATTGCGGATGGGCCGAGCAGAAGCACCGTCCAGACGATCTGGCCGATGAAGCGCACCCACACGATTTCCGACACCGGCACGCCGAGCCGGCCGAGATATTTCGCGGTCGTGTCGAGGCACGCGAACAGCGTGACCGCCGCGCACATCAGCAGAATGGCCTTGAGGCGGTCGGGCATGGCACGCAGTCGCGGGCTGAAGGGAATGGAATACGGGAAAAGCCTCAGTCTGGCGCCGCGCCGGACGATGCCGCACCAGAGGACCTGCAACAAATCAATGAGTCGTCCCGAACATATAGCTTCAATAGTCCCACGCCGCCGCAGCATTTGGCCGCGATGACCGTCAAAGGACGCATTCGGAAGCCAATGACGTGTGTAAATCTGTCCCGCTGGCCGCTTGCGAGACGATCTTGCGGACGTGCGGCACGTCCAAGGCTTGCGCTCGGACAAAAAGGCAGGTAACCGGACGCCTTCGGGGGCCCGTAGCTCAGCGGTAGAGCATCTGACTTTTAATCATTTGAACTGTACTGTGATTTTCTATTTATATCAAATAGATATGCTATGAGAAATATCGTGTGATGGGACATTTGTTGGCGCCTCGGTGCGTCGTCCCAGGCACTTCGATTTTATGAACGCGCAGATGTCTTCGTGCCTATGGAACCACTCACCTCGAAGGTGATGGGCAGCGAAGCGGACGTGAAACTCCTTTTCGACTTCAAGCGAGCCGGGGCGGACCCCAAGAAGTTCCAACTCGAACGGACAGCCAGACTGAATGCCGACAAGTCGCGCGCGAACTTTTCCGGCCGTCCAACCTATCTTGATGTAAGGTCCCGCGCCGATGAAATATATGGTGCCGTTGCGTCCCTTCATCACTTCACCTTCCTTAGTCGAATGATCTTCGCGGAAGCGCCCCCCAGGTTCGGTAGGTTGCGCATCGCTTCTTGCACTTCGGAATCTACGACGTGCGCGTACCTCATCGTCGTCTCAATGTCAGCATGACCGAGGATGCGCTGTACAACTTCGACCGGCGTTCCGGCCTGCCTCGCCCATGTCGCCGCTGTATGCCGCAAGTCGTGCCAGCGGAAATCTAGCAGCCCGGATTTTTTTACGGCTGCCTCAAAATTTTTGCGTGCGTTCCGTCCGTCAAACACATAGCGACCACGTCGCTCACACCGCGCTAGAACGTCCATAGCCTGCTCAGACAGCCAGACCGTATGGCGGCGACCGCCCTTCGCGGTCACGATCGCGTTGCCGGCGTCGAGGTGGACATCCTCCCAAACCAGACCGAACGTCTCAAACTTGCGAGTTGCGGTGTAGAGGGACCATTCGACGGCAAGTGCCGTCCGGGGAGCCATCACGTCGATCAGCCGGCGCGCTTCGTCGATGGAGATATGGCGGACGCGCTTCGATTCATCCTCGAGAAAATCTGCCCAATCGATCTCCTGCGTCCGCTGCTTCCACTTCTTGGCTGCCTTCTTGTGCATGGAACGCCAAACGGACAGGGATCGGTTTAGAGCGTAGTTTCCGCCGCCTTTGTCGAGGTATGCCTGAACGTAATCGTTGACCTCGGCATCTGTCAGATCTTCGATCAGTATATCCTTTTCGACGAGAGACAGGATTACGGCGATGTACCTCTCAACCTCGACCTGCCAGCGAGCGGAGAGCTTTTTGGTTGCGTGCTCGGTCCAGTATTTACCAAATCCCTGATCTATAGTGAGGGCGGCTGACTTTCTTCCTTCCGCAGCCTTTTTCCGAGCTTCCGCCTTGATCTCGCGCTCAACGGTCCGCGCCTCTCGCTCAGTCCGTTTGCGCGTGCTTCGGCAAAACCGGGTGCCGCCGATTTGGAACTCCGTGTAATAGTATGGCGACCCTGGCCGTCTGAAGACTGACATTCTTTGGTCCTCGCAAGGTAGGCGTCCACGTCTCGACGATCATAAAGCCTGCTCGCCCCATCACGCGAGAACGGAATGGGCCGACGCTTAACAGTCCGAACACTCTTGTGAAGCAACTGAGCAACTTCCTCGATCGTGAGAATTTCCGTCATCGTAGCTTTACTCCCCCTTCCCCGCCTTCGTTAGTGAACGGATGGATTCTGAAAATGTTTGGTTCACGCGCTGTCCTTTTCCGAATGTTCGTCAGTGCGGTCACCGTTCGATTGAGTAAGTTGCTCAAGGAATTTCACCGCGAGACGGAGATCGTTCGCCATCTCGTCGTCGTAGTCTGCCAAATCCGTGTTCTTGAGAACGAATGCGACCGTGCTTCGAATGCCAGTCAGCCGCGAACGAATGTCTTGCATCGTATAGACATAGGGCCGCTTCTCACCTGCTCCGATGACTTTCTCGGACGAAGCCTCCGTACCGACGTCAGTTTGAACCAAACCTTCACTTCTATTTTCTGTCGTCATCCCTCATCTCTCCTCTGATGCTGGGGGTGGGGGAAGGGAGAGAACCCACCCCCGTATGTCATCGCCTTTCAAAAAACGTCCTCAGCATCGAAGCTGCCAAGGAGAGCATCCTCGCTCTCTTGCGCATCCCGCTTCTCGCGGCGCGCAGAAACCGCATCGTGAATAACGGAGTCGTTGTTCGTGCCGTCATAAGAACGGGCTTCCGCGTAGATGTCGTCGATCTGATCCTGCAGCGCCTCGATGCGCTTCACCATGTCTATTGCGATGGTGGTCGTGAGCTTTGGCTGTTTCTTCGGTGCCATTTCGGGTGCTATCCTTTCGATGATTTCAGTTAGGTATTTGTCCCAGATTGCGAACTTATCTTCCGGCTTTGCTTTCTTAGATTCGGCCAGAAGTAACCCGAGTGTCTTGATATTCTCGACCGTCGCCAACGGCGACTTTCCAACTATCGCTGACGGTCGTTTGCGTTTTTTCCTCATGTCATTTCTACCAAGTCCCGAATTGAAATTGCTCTGTCGTCACGATCCTTCTCCTTGCTTGGATAGGGCGCGCAATTCGGAAAGATCTTCAAGCGCTTTATTGTAGAGCGAAGATATATGAAGCTGACCGCCATGCCCGACGCGCAAACTGGTCAATTCCCGTTCCAACTCCCCGATTCTTTCTGAAAGGCGGGTGATGAGGTCGGCTGCTGAGAAATAGAGGATGGAAATCTCGTCGGAAGAAAGCTGGTCCTGAGCCGTTCGAAGCTCTGCCCGTCCCCGCAGCCGTTCCACGGTCTCTTTTGTTGTCTCGTCCAAGGCTCTATTCCCCCTGATCTTGAGATGTGGTGCGGGACAATCCTTCACGCAAACGCACTAGATGGGGCCACCGGCGGCTTGCAATATCGTCAACCATTTTTTGGCCGAATAACCAAATATCTGCGCGCTCTTTCAGGGTAAGTCGGTGGATTTCGCCCGCCCAACTCATGAGAGGTCCGTCGATGTGCTTCCAGTTCACATGCGGACCTTCAAGGATTGCGCTGTGTGGCACCTGAACGGAGTCAGACATGGGCTTTCTCCTTAGCTTCTTCCTCTGCAATAAGAGCGCTCACAATTCCGTCGAGAAACGCTAAACAGACGTTGCCTGATGGGCGCCGGTCAATGTCGATGCCGGTATCCCAGATGCTGCCCCACTCGATCTCGCCAAACTTCTCGCGAAGCCGTTCGCCATGAACGGGACAATTGAAGTCTGGAACAACCCATGCGTCGTCAGAGACACAACACGTCCCGACCTTCCACGCATAGCCGGGGAGAACTTCACGACACAGAGCGACGCAAGCACCAAGGCCCTCTGGATCGGATGTGTAGGGAGGCGGTTCTTCGAGCGTCATCGCGCCTGATGGCGTGTAGTTATAGTCGGCATCGCAGCGCCAGCCGTGAAGATTGGCAATTGCGCAGTCCAATTCCCGATCCGCCCCGGTCGCTTCTCTTATTCTTGCTTGTAGAGATTTGAGAGTAGAGAGGTTCATGAGCGCCCCGCGACTTTGATCTTTGCATTGCCGTCACGCCACGCGTGCAACTCTGCAATCGCGGCATCCAATGTACTTAACGGGATCATCTGAGCGTTTAAGGGCTCGCCACGGCTATCTGGCGCCGCCGCCCATAGCGAACGCCGTCGCTTGAGTTCCGTCAGGTGGTCATCATGTACGATCGCGTGCTTTTCTTCAAAATTGCGTGCACTATCGCGCTCTAAAAATCCGCACCTACAGCTCATTGCCGAGAAGTTGTGCGTAACGCATGGGCATGTCGCGGCGTGTTGGTCCATCACTCCCGTCCCTCCTTATGTGCTTCTGATGCGGATCTGGCTTCTGTAGGAGCAGAGAGTAGGGCGCGGATGGATTTGTCGGCGACGAGGGCTTTGTCGGACTCGTAAAATGTCTCTCTTTCGCTCATGACTTTCCGTTCTCCGTGGCGGTGTCTGGTGAAGGGGTGAGGGCGCGACTGCGAAGGTAGGCGAGGAGGCAGGCGCTCTCGAGCACCATCCGCTGCGCGTGTCGCTTCATGGCATCGAGCTTGCCTTGGGTGCTTCGGTCAGCCATGAGAGGCTGGCAGAATGGCGTGTAATTTCGCCACGCGAGATCGATGGCTTGCAGCGCGGCCGGTATCGTCTCTTGTCGGTGCAGATCATAGACGGCAGTATTTGCGGCCGCGTGCCGCTCCATCCATTCGCTCAGCTTTGGGTCGATTTTCTTTTTCATTCCGTCACCACCTCCGAAGGAGCCGTAATACCGGCTGGTGCGGTACGGGCTTTCTCAAGTGTAGCGCCGCTGATGATGCACCGATGGCCGCCGTCAGGATTCTCCGGAGACAGATGCGTTGTCTCGTAAATCATCTCCGCCAGCGCTTCTCTCAACCCCTCTGTTGAAGGTGCAGGACTAGAGGAGAGAGCGGCACGGGCGCATTCCTCTATGTGCTGCAATCCCGGAACGGTGGTCGGGCGTGCCGGTCCGCTTGCGTAGTCCGCAATGTGAGCCAGCGCGCTTCTCAAAGCATCGGTGCGGCCATAGGCGTTGCAGGCTTCGAGTTGCCCTTCGAGTGTAGCGATCCTCTGATCCTTGAAATTCAACAGCCTGCATAACTGCTCAACGTGTTCGCGGCTTTCTTCGTTCGCAAAGCATGCAACGGCGACATCCGCGTAAACGATACGCAGGAGAACGTCATCACGAACCTCGTACCGGTGTTCCGGCGTTCTCTCGTCCTGTTTAGGAATGCTCATGGCTTCACCTCAGCAATAGCGGAGCGGGCTTCCTTGATCGCATTGAGAGCCATGTGCTTGATCAGCGAGAGTGTGTGGTGTTCGGGATCGTCAGCTTGCGCAGCTTGTTTGGCGATCTCTTGCAGGGTTTCGAACAGTCCCTGATGCCCATTCACTGCCTTGACGATGAGAGCGGCGTTGGCTGAAGCGTTAGGCCCGAAGCAGCGTGCCACATAGTTGTTGATATCCGCATCGGACCAAATCTCCCGCCACACGCCGTTGCTCACGAGGGACTGACGCCAAAGTCCCGGAGTCGGCATTCCTGTTAGGTCTTCTTGTGCTGTCATTTCGCGCGAGCCTCTTGCCAAAGTTTGCGGTAGGTATCGAGGTTCTCCCTCGCACGCTGAACGCAACGCTCCGGGTTGCCGACGTATTCAGAGCCGCCCGGAGTTAGGCTTTGAAGCGCCATGTCGAGTTGACGGCATCGCTTGAGAAGAAGATGTGTAGCGGCTTCCCAGTCGCCTTTGTGAATGAGCGTGCGAGCACCAGGGCAATAAAGCTGCGCCTCATCTTCCATCAGCAATTGTTGCCGTTCTTCTTGTGCTGCTTCTGTCATGAGGATGCGTCCTCTTCCCTTTCGTAACGTCCCGCTGCCCAGTTGAATTTCATTCCCGGCTTCTTTGCCAAAGCCGATTTCTTTCGCATCGATTTCGAGACGATCTGCTTGGTTGCCGCCCGGCGCATGTGGCCGGCCGTGGCGTGATCGGCAGCGTCTTTCTTCGGCTTACACCACGAACATGTGATGGAGAGGTTGTCCCAATCGTTCGTGCCGCCGTTCTCAAGCGCGTGGTCATGCTCGACAATCCAATCATCGGCCGGGCCAAGTTTGCGCTTGCACTGGCCACACCGACCGCCGCGTTCCAGAAACAGCTTCGCCGTTTTCTGCTCGGATAGCTTCACACGCGGCTCATGGTGCCAGGGTGATCTCATGCCTTCGCCCTTTCAGTGAAGTTCGGGCGGAAGTTGCCGTAGATCCTCTCTCCGAAGTACGCCATCAGTTGTTCACCTTGAAATAGTGGCGCGCATTGGCGTCCAGCACAGAGACGAACGTTTTCAGGTTCCGCTGGTGTTGGGCGAAGTCTTCGCATCCTTGCAGGAGAACGTCCGAGTACTGACCCAGAAGCGCCATCGCGCATTCATCGACGTAATAGCCTTCCAAGGCTTTCTCGATGCGCTTGCGGAGCTTCTTCACGCGGGGCGGCAGTTGCGAGCGTTCGATGAGTTTCGAATCCATCGTCATCACAACCCAATCCTTTCCGCCATAGCCTCAGTCGCTCGAATGTCTGAGAGTTTCGCTCCCATGCTGAATAGTCGGCGCAACGTCTCGAACAGTTCAGGGTTTTCTTTTCTGAGACGCATCAGCTCTTTCAAAACAAGTTCGCCCTTCTGCATCCATTCGAGAGTCTTTATGGCTTGCTCTAAGCAGGCGCGGATTTCGTCGCTCTGTGCGAAGCTGAGGACGTGCCTCAAGCTCGAAATTTGTGCGGACAGGTCGCGCGGGTTCATTGCTCAACGGCCTCCTGAAAGATGCTCTGGCCGTCCTCAAACGTCATTTCGATGCGGACCTTTACCGCGCCATGAAATGAGCGGAGCCTTTCGAGAAAACATTGCAGTTGTGCGTCGCTCATGCCGCCACCTCGTTGAGCTTTCCGACCTCATCGCCCCATGCATCCCAGCCGGGACGATTCGTGCGCGAGAAGATCTCAATGCGGCGCGTATTCGGGATCAGTTGCTCTGCGGCCCGATACGATTCCTCCGGCTTTTGGGAATGTTCTCGGACCTTGCCCATCACGACCGAGCGCACATTGCGAGCCGTCACGGGATTTCCGCGCGTGCCGATCAGAAACGGCTCATGCGCGTTGCGAAGAATGTATCCAGTGCCGAAGGCGATCTTATCGTTAGTGGTGGTCTTAACCCAGACACCGGACGTTTTGAACGTGAAGCCCCACGACTCCATGATCTCGATTTGCTTGACGAGCATTGGAGCCGTTGCCCAGAGCCAAAGCAAACAATCATCATCGGCGAGTCCCGCGACGGGAAGGCGCGCAATGTCGTCCAGCGTCATGGTCCGGTAATGTGCTTGGGCGCTCTTTTCTTCGCCCTTCTCGGAGAACAGCTCGAAGCGCCACGGCGGATCGGCCATAATGAGACCGTAGCCATTTGCAGGCAGATCGCCCCAAGGCCAGTAGCCGCGCATCTCCTGCTCGCTAAAGAGCATCATCGCGACACCCCTTCTTTCGCTGCCTCAAGATGCAACCCGCAAAGCAATACGATTTCACCCCACAACTTTGTGGCTCGTTCTAAATCACCCTGTTTCAAGGCTTCATGCCGTTCTGAAGTGAGGGCATTTGCCTTGCTGTATGTGTCCAGTGCGATGTTCATCACGCTGCGCGCCTCTTGGCGACGACCCGAAGAGGACGTGTCAAAGCATCCTCAGGAGTCCATCCAGCGCGTAGCCTCTGACCTAAAACGCTCTGGCTAATGCCGAGTTCGTCTTCCCATTCCGAGAGGCTCAAAGATTTCCCATTGAAGGTGATGACGTTGTTGCGCCGCGTATTGCGGGCCTGTTCCTTCCTGCTCGCCCACCTGCAATTCCCCGGCTCGTAGTTGCCATCAACGTTGATACGATCAAGCGTGTAGCCCTTCGGTTCATGCCCCATATCAGCTAGGAAATTTTCAAATATCCGCCAGCGTTCGCAGACCTCAATGCCGCGACCGCCGTAATAGGGATAAACTCGCCGTTTGGGGTTGTTGCACCTCTCAAGCATATTGGACCAGATTTTGTAGAGGCGCGTTCTCGTCAGTCCATGCTTGCGGCGATTTCCATTGCCTATTCGTGAGCAGCCGCACGAAGTGCTGCCCCCTTCTTGAAGGCATTGGCCGTTGACTTCCTTCTGCCTACCGCATGCGCATCGGCACAGCCAATAAGGAGTGTTTCCGAAGCGGTTTGATGCTCGTTCGACTACCGTCCATCGGCCGAACCTCAACCCGGTGATGTCTCGTAATTGTCCGCGCATCTTCTAAATCCGCATTGCTCTAAAATTGCTTTGCTCAGTTCTCCATGCCTCGATCTTCATCGAGGCCGCTTCGCGAAGCGCCCTGAGCTTTTCGTATTCACCGGCCGCGATGGCTTCTTCCTCGATCGCCTCTAGGTACTTCTTCGACGTGCGAGCTTCGGCCTTCTTCTTCTCGGCACTAGACGCATCGGACGCGACGAACATCAGGGCCTCGACATGCTTGACCATGTGCTCGGCACGGATCAGGCGGGACTTCGCATCCCCGATGGCTTTCGCCTCGTCTCGCAAGAAATCGAGAGCCTTTTCCAATTCGGTCTCTGAAACGATGCGCTGATGGACGTTCATCCGATCCCCCTTACCCGCCCCACGGCACATGAAATAAGTGCCCCTCTATGTGCTACGTGGAGCGGGCCTCGCTGATCAGTTAAAGTGATAGGCGACACCCAAGCGTACGCTGTCTGCTTTGAGGTCCGTGTGGTTCTCATAGACATGCCCGATAGGAGCATCAGTCAGCGAGGTTTGGTCGCCGTCTTCGGTGCCAAATTCCATGTGCTGATATTCGAGGCGCAGGCTGACGTTCTCGGAGAGTTTCCTCTCCACACCGCCGCCGACTGTCCAGCCGGTGAACGTGTCCGTGCCGTTCGTCTCATATCCCTTGGCGGTCGTCGTCTGCGTTGCGCTGCCGGTATAAAGCGCGTAGCCACCCTTGATGAAAATCAGCGTGGCGTCGTCAACAAGCACGCCGGCGCGAGCGCCGAACGTTCCGAGGAAGCCACCGCTTAAAGCAATGTCCTGATGATTGCCGCTCTGTGACGAAGGCGTTGCGATGCTTCCCGAGAGTTCGGCATAATCCAGATCAATCTCGGGTCCGAATACGAACCGGCCCATTTGCACGTTGTAACCGAGTGTTGCACCCCCGACGAAGCCGCCAACGTCATTGTCGAACGGTCCGATGTATCGCGGATCAGATCCCCAATCGGCCTTGTCATCAGTCGTCGTTGCAGTGCCCCAGATGTAGCCTGCGTTCAGACCGGCATAAATTCCGCTCCAAGTCTTATCCTGAGCTGCAACAGGTGATGCTGCGAGAAGTGCAGCGGCAGAAACGGAAACGAGTGTGAGAGCTTTCATAGTAGTCCCCCTTGGGTTTTGAATTATTCAGCGGCGACTTCAGGAGTTGCTTGGGCCTGAAATTCCGCAGCCTTGTCGTCGTATTCCATGTTCAAAAGTTCTGCCCATCGCGACGGCAGCACATCCCAAACTTCCATGTTCCGTTCGCGGACTTCATCGAGATCGACGAGGTTCTTCGCGCCTTGGAGTTCGGCTCGGATTTCGTTGAAAACCTTGTCCGTGCCGTCTTTCTTCGCGGAGTTTGACGACTTGCGCTTCGGCGCGTCATCGAACACCACGCCGTCTTCGATTTCCTCTTTGATATAGAGGCCACCCAGAACGTCAGCCGCGCCGTCACGGCAGGCGAAACCTCTGGCGCGCATCTGAAGCATACGCTGCGGATATTGCTTCCACGGGCCAGCCTTGTCCTTTAGACCGGCCTTCTGTGCATCAGCAGGAGAGAACGTGCGGACGATCTTTTCGCCATCGGGGCGCGTGACTTCGCAATGGGCGACTTCATCAGCAATCCATTCTCTGATTTTGAAGCCCTTGGCCCAGAGCAACCCCGGAAGCGCATCGCCCCAAAGCGTTGGCCGGCCATTGATGACAGCGATCTTGTTCAGGGAGAACATTGGCGGCAGGCCAAGTTCCAAGCCCGTCATGATCGCGACAGTGATCTTTTCCGGCGTGTTCAGATCGCGCGGTGCAAGCCCACTGATGCTGACGGCTTGAGCGAGACGGAAGACTTCCTCGATTGACTGCGGAACGATGCCCGCAATTGAGCCGCCTGATTTGAGCGCGACGACATTAGTTCCACTCATACCTTGGTACCTCCATCAAGCAATTCCCGCGTCCGCTCTTTCCAGCCATTCGAATTGTCGAAGGCTAAGGCGGCGCGTATGACGTTCTCTGTCCAAATGTTCCCGCAGTTTTGGCGAGCGTATTGCTGGAACTTTTTGAACATCTCGATTGCTGCGGTGTGAGGATCGCGCTCGTCTTCCGATGCGATCGGGATAGGACGAGAGCGCATTGGGAAGTTCACGACGTTGCCGCTCATATCGACATGTCCTCGAATGCTTTCCTGAGACGGGTAACGATGCTGTCACGCCGGTACAGATCGAGCTGGATGCGCTCGGCACATTTTTCGTAGTGAACCAAGCCGCGCGGATCGCCTTCAAACCAGTTCCACAATGCGGTCCCTGCGTGTTTGTGGTTCCTTTCAAGACGCTGGTCGCAGTTGCGAAGGTCCTTCGTAAGCTGCCTTACGTTCGGAGATTGCTTTCGCTGCGCCGCTTGTGCACGATCCTCTTGTGAGAACACGCGGTCGGCTTCTGCTTGTGAGAGCGGGTGGACCGAAGTCATGCGGATCCCTCACCGATAAAGTTGAGGGCGCGATCTGCTGCTCGTTTGACATCCGTCCACTCAAGCGGATCGAGGATGACGATGTGGCTGCTTTGCTTGAGGTAGAGCTTCATGCCTTCCTCGGTGTTCGCGACCATGATTTCGCAAGATGCCGTGTTCAGAACGACTTGTTCTTTTTCCATGCTCACGGCCACTCTCCGCAGTCGCAAATACCGCGCGTTCTGATCCCGCAATCGTCCGTATGCGCAGTAGGAGATGCTTTCCGATCCGCCTGCTCTTGCTCATCAAGCCAGTCGTTGAATGCGTCCTGCATCGCTTCTGCCAAAGACGGAGCGCGGTCTGGAAATCCGAAATCATCCGCGAAGGATTTCGCGACGGCTTCAATCGCCGGATCAATGTGCTTGACGCGATTGGGATTGCGGATGCGCTCTAGGAGGTCAGCGAATAGGAGCATCACTCATCCTCCGCTTCGTCTTCGATCTCGACTTCAACCTTGCCGGTGGCATCGCAATGCTCGCAGGGAATGGCCCACACGTCGGGATCATTGCCGCCATACTTGCTTGTCCAGAATTTCCCGTTTTCGCAGTGCGGGCAGTCTTCGATGCGGGTTTTCATCAGAATCGCTCCCCATATTTCCGATCAAGCCACTCGTGAATGCAGACGTAGATCGTGACGCAGACGATAGTCAGCATTCCGAGCGTCATTTTCGGGTTGGCGGATATCCAGTTCAGGACTTCAATCATTGGTGACGTTCCTGTTTGAGAGGCGGTTGCGTTCAACAGTGAAGGCCAAAATTCCGATGCAGATTGGAGAGATCATTGAAGCGCCAATGACGGCAACGTATTCCCAGAAGGTGGGAGGGAGAGCAGGGAGCATCAGGCGGACTCCCGGATAAGGCGCCGCGCAGCCCTTCGATCAGCGTGCGAGAGCGGCAGTCCGTTTTGGTAGCGATGCACAAGCTCTGCGTCGTAGGCGTCTGAAACCCACTTCTTGTCCGCGAGGCGCGCGTCACCGAAGCACCACGAGTTGCCAGCCTCGTCTTGGTGTGCGCAGCGTCCGAGCACTTGGCATTCGTCGCGTTTGCAGCAGGGCATTACACATGCCTCCGATGAAGGCGTTCGGTGCCCCATTCAGCGTGCGGATCAAATTCGTCCGCATCACCGTCGATGTAATCAGGATCAGGAACAGTGCCGGCGCCTGCACAGCTTGGGCACGCTTCCTCGAAATCGAGTTCGTAGAGATTGGGATTGCCCAAACACTCCCCGCAGATCAGGAAGCCGGTATCAGCTTGCGTACGGGTGCTGAGACGTGGGCTTCCAGGTAGCAAATGAACCCGGCTTGCCACTCGTCCGTCTGAAACGGATTGAACGGCTGCTGATTCATCGCTGCGAGATACCCGTCCGAGTGAAACTGCTGCCGGTGCGGCTCCCACGTCCAAACTGGTTCGTTCATCGCGCATAATCCGCTGTCCATGATTGACGCTCACTCGAAGAAAAAAGGGGAGCCGGACCGGGTAGCGATATGACCTAGAGGATGCGTGGTCGGTCCGGCTCAGGAGTGCTGCCAGCGGGTCCAAGACGGGTCGGACTTTGCTTCAGCCCCTTTGCGAACATGACGGGCTAGGGTCGGGTGTGTTCGCTCTGGTGAAAGCCACACTAGCGCAAGGCTTGCTTGCATGCAAGCGAAACTTGCTAGGCCGAACGAAATATATTGAAAGTCCGCATGGCGTGGCAAAAAGGCCGGGAGACTTGCGGTTTACGTGGGAAAATAGGGGATTTGGGGAGACTTGCTCTCAACCGTCAGTGTGCGGAGCGAATCTCTGAGCCCGCGCAAGGAGCTACAGCCTGCGACACTTTTGCAATCGCAGGCTGCGAACTATGTTCAGGGTGTGTATTCGACGGTCCGGCGCTCGATCACAACTCCCTCGACTTTGCCGGGGTTTTCGGAATTGACAGTAACGGTAACGTGATCAGGGTTCGGAGTGGATAAATCAAAAACCTTGGAACCTTTTCGATCTACGCCCCGGAAGTTGTACTGCCGGACGATTGCGGTTTCCTCTCCGAAGCTCACCAGCACGCGGCACTTATCACGCGGTTCGGCTAAAGGATCGATGATCAGAGTGTCACCAGCCTCATAGATTGGGAACATCGAATCATCGGTCATTTTCACGGCTATACATTTACGACGTGCCGCAACCACGCTTAATGCCTCGCCTCGGGCTACCTCCAACGTATCGGATGTTCTTAACATGTTCCCGCTTCCCCGCCGCTCGGAAAAGTACGTTCCGAGACGATAGATTGGAATAGAGTGGACCTCAGTTGAGGTGTCAACTGGAGCCACAGGGGCCAGTAGCGGATCGAACACACCTACGTCTAGTTGTAGGATTTTCGCTAATTTAAACGTGATCTCGCGGCCAGGCCTCGAACCCTTTTCATACAATCCGATCATTTGACGGGTAACGCCCAACTCATCCGCCAGCCGCTGCTGACTTATTCTCAGCTCGGCACGCCTGCCTTTTATGATCTCGCCTATATCACGCATGCTTGCGTGCTACGGCTAAGATGACAACTCCGCAAGGCAAGTAAGAGTTGCCATTCCCCTCATACTATGCAAGTATGACTTGCGTCAACGCAAGTGATGGGTTATACGCAGATTATGAGCGCACTTCAGAAAGCGATCTCGATCGCGGGCAACTCAAGCAAGCTCGGCAAGAAGGTCGGGGTCTCCCGGCAGGCCGTCGAGCAATGGAAGGTCGTTCCGCCTGAGCGTGTTCTGGCGGTCGAGAGGGCAACGGGGGTTAGCCGGTACGATCTTCGGCCGGATATTTACGGAGACCCCCCAAAGGACATGAAGCGCGGAGAGCCGGTCGCGGCATAGAGGGGGAATGGGGGAGTTTCAGTTTTCACGGTCTGAGAGCACGGCGCCACGGTTTGGCGCCCTAAGTGTCGCGGGCTCTCAGGGCAACGGCACCGGGCCGCCGTGAAATCCTTTTGTATCCGTCTGTAGCGTGAAGTTCTGAGGGGGCCTTACCGGCTACAATGGCAGCGGACGTACCGACGTTCCAAAGCCCTGCTCCGGATAGGATTCGGGAAATAGACGGGAGCCCTTGGGGCAGTCTCGCCGCCATTCTGGATGCATCCGCTGGCGGCTCTCCCTTTCAGAATTTCACGGTGCCGATGGACGTCAGCACCGAGCCTCCTTGCAGGCTTCCTCCCATAGACTGGGCGGCTTTGTTCGCGTGCCGCCATTTTTCCCAAAGTACAGCGTGCAGATGAAGCAACTCTATTTCGAGCACGCGATATGCCGGTCAAAACATGGTCAGATGCTGCGACTGAAACCCTAAAGAGGATGGTTCGTGAGGGCTATTCGGCGGGGATGATTTCGTCACATCTGAAGGTGACGCGCAGCGCAGTCGTAGGGCGGTGCCATAGGTTAGGGCTTCACCTTGGCGCCAATCGCGGGGGAATGAAGCACACAGCCGCATATACCCTCCGAAAAGCGCACCGGACACCCCTGAAAAAGCACAAGCCTATTCCGGCAAAACCGCAGCCGCAATTCCAAAACGCTCCAATTCCACCCCCGAATATCAATGATATAGCGCGGAAAACATTCTCGGAATTGACGGAAAATGACTGTCGTTATCCGATAAATCACGTCGGAGAGCCGGGGTTTGGCTTTTGCGGTCTCGAGAAATTGCCGGGGTCTTCGTATTGCCCGTCGCACCATTCCCGATGTTGGGTCGGTGTGCCCGCCAAAAAGCGTTCGCCAGTCCGTGAAGCAGCGAAGGTGATGGCATGACAAAGAATGATCATGTTTGCTCTTGTTGCGGTCGCCCACTTGGCGGCGGCGGACCTATTGCAATTGACCCGGTTACAGGCATCGCGAGCTTCGCTTCGTATCCATCAAGTATCCGCTTAACGGGGACGCAGACAAAGCTACTTGAAGTCCTGTTGCGCGATACCCCGCGAGCGGTTTCCTACGATTGCATCATTGATGCCGTTTACAGTGATCACGTCGATGGCGGACCAGAGGACGTCATGGGCAATATCAAGGTCCACGTCTGCAATCTGCGCCGCATGATCCGAGAAGCCGGGTGGCCGGTCCGGATCACCACTTACTATGGCAGGAGCTACGCTCTCGCAGTCACAGAGATGGCTGCGACGCTACAGAGACAGATGGTGTCGGCCTGATGCTTGAGGGGGGATTCTTCACCGCAGCCTTGGCTCTCGTCGGCATCGTGCCAGCGCATCCATTACAGATCGATCGATCAAGAGATCTGGCATTGATCCCAGTTGATCCGGTTGCCCGCTCGACAACAGCGGTATCCCCGCAATCGGGCGTGGGGTCGATGCCAGCCGCACCAGTAGTGACCGGAAATGACCGGTACTACCCGGTTGATCCCAGACGTCCGAAACCTGTCGCAGACACGCAGGAGTTCGTTGATTGGCTGGCGGAAATCCAAGAGTTCGGGGAACTCACGCAGCGCCGTTTGCTCGCGCTCTACGCGGAGTTCTGTGAGGACCGGTTCGTACCGGTAAGTCCCAGACGTCTCCTGCTTCAGATCGGCGCCTGTGGCGTCCAGAAGCGGCGCACGAGCCCGAAGACGGTCGGCGGCAAATCACAGCGCATCCGGGTCTACTGGATTCCGCGGCAGATGATGCGGAGGGCAGCCGCATGACCTCTATCGCCTCCTGCCCGACTTGCGATGGCACGCTGTACGTCTGCGAGAACCACCCTGACAGGCCGTGGGCTGGGGATAGCGATCATCCCAATGCTTGCGAATGCGGGGCTGGAGCGGCGTGTCCGACATGCTGGACGGCTGAAAAAGAAACCGCTCGCATCCGGCAGATGCGCCGAGAGGGGCGGTTGATTTGCTCCATTTGGGACGACGGGAGGGAGCAATCGTGACCTTCATCATTGGCACCGTTTCACGACCGATTCCTGAGAAATTTGGCAGATTTTCCGCCCGTTCAGCGATGCCAGCCGGGACCGCTTCGGAACTGCGCCAGGCTATGTCCAAGGAAATTGTTTCACGACTTCTGAGCGGTCTGGAGAGGCGAAAACTTATCTGCAGGAGGGATCCATGCAGATAGCCGAAGACCGTCCGAAACCTGAGTTTTCGATGACCTGCGCGAGCTGCGTTTATCTCAGCCAAGGGCTGCGCTGTCAGCGAATTTTGAGCAGGTTCTATTCGTTCCAGATCGCGAACCCCTCCGAGTTTGGCTGCGCGAGATGGGAGGACTACCGCAAAGAGATTCGTAAAGCGTAGCAGCAGAAAGCAACAGAAGGACGAAACAGATGCTTACAGTTCGTTATTGCGATCCCGATGGCGGGGAGATCGTCTTCCCGGTGTCTTCGGTTCATAAATCAATGCGCAAAACGGGGTCGCCCACAACGCCCCATGCCGACGTGACGTTTGATCGGATTCCCGGAAGTGGTCCTGGATTGCTGCAAGTGTCCAGCGGCTGCGTCTATGTGATGAACGATCACGGCAAGACGGTCGCGAAATACGACCTCGGACCGTACGGCGACGTTCCGTGGACGGCACACGCCAACGGTCCAGCACACTCCTGTGGATCAGCAGCGCGCGACATGGCGTCTGCCACATTGGGGACGGCAGTACAGGCGCGCCCGTCTCACGTCGAACCTGAGGGAGTCTAGAACAATAAAAAGAGCCCCGTTGGCGCGGGGCTCGATTTGAATATCGGCGGTTCAGACTTTGGCGAGCGAGAACCAAGATTTTGAAGAAAGACCTGAGACGGGTCGATCAAGAACGAAAGTTCGTAACGATGCTTCTACACGAAACAGGTGCGCAGCGCAATAAGCGGCTGTGGATTACCGGTGGACAAGGGAGGGGGCAATGTTGAGTCCTCTCGGTCCGTCGTATGCCGGCGAAGACACGCGCCGCGTCCCGCACAACATCGAAGCCGAGCAGGCCCTGCTTGGTGCGATCCTTCTGGACAATCGCGCCTATGAACGCGTGTCCGAGATCGTTTCGGCGCCGGATTTCTTCGAACCGCTTCACGGCCGGATATTTGAAACCGCAGCATCGTTGATTGTTGCCGACCGGCTTGCATCGCCCGTCTCGCTGAAAACGTTCTTTGACACCTGCGAGCCCATCGGCGCGCTGACCATACCGCAATATCTTGGCAGCCTGATCCGCCACGCCAGCACGGTTGCCGGCGCCCCCGATTACGCGAAGACGATCCGCGAGCTCGCAGATCTTCGCGCATTGATCCTGATTGGCGATGACCTGGCGGGTGATGCGCGGAATGCCAGCGCAGAAAAAGCATCTGCGGGGCTTATCGAAGATGCGGAAGCGCGGCTGTTCGAATTGGCCGAGCGTGCTACGTCATCCCGAGCCGGCACGGTCTCATTTGGCGAAGCCGCACGGAAAGCACTCGATCAGGCCAACACCGCTAGAAAGCTCGGGTTCTCTGGGCTGTCAACGGGGATTGTGGACCTCGATCGGAAGCTCGGCGGCCTGCGCCGCTCCGATCTGATCATTCTGGCCGGCCGCCCCTCAATGGGCAAGAGCGCTCTCGCCGGAAACATAGCTTTCAGCATCGCCAAGAATGGCATGACGGACGAGCATGGCGAATTGCGCCGAGCTCCGGTCGGGTTCTTCTCGCTTGAAATGTCGTCGGAGCAGTTGGCCGGCCGCATCGTTTCGGCAGAGGCGGGAGTTTCCGGCTCCAAGGCGTCTCGCGGCCATACGTCCGAAGAAGACATGCGCCGGCTGATGGACGCCACGGCGGAGCTCGCGGCGCTTCCCTTGTTCATTGACGATCGCGGCGGCATCACGATTGCGCAATTGTCGGCCCGATCTCGGCGCATGAAGCGGACGCATGGGCTTGAGCTCATCATCGTGGACTATCTCCAACTCCTCTCGGGAACGAAAAAGGAGCGGGTGCAGGAGATCACCCAAATCACGACGGGCCTCAAAGCACTCGCCAAAGAACTAGATATTCCAATTATCGCCCTCTCGCAGTTGAGCCGCGCCAACGAGAAGCGCGAGGACAAGCGGCCCCAGCTTTCAGACCTGAGAGAGTCCGGCTCGATCGAGCAAGACGCCGACGTTGTTATCTTCGTCCATCGCGACGAGTACTACATCGAACGGGAAAAGCCCGACCCCGGAAACCATCAGAAGTTCGGAGAGTGGCAGGCAAAATTCCAAGCCGCAGCCGGCAAGGCCGAAGCGATCATCGGCAAGCAACGTCACGGTCCAGTCGGGATTGTCGAATTGGCTTTTGACGGCGAGCTCACCAAATTCAGCGATTTGGCGCGGAGGGCTGCGCCATGAGCGAGATCGGACACAACGGCGGGCCTGGGATCGAAGACGACCGGCCTGGCAACTGGTTCGCCGTCTCGCGGGACATTTTCTCGCATCCTGTCGTTGGCATTCACGACCGTCCCTACACGGAAACAGAGGCGTGGCTCTCGATGCTTTCGATGGCCAGCTACGAAGCGCGACGGGCGATGAATAAGGGCACGGTCATCGTGATTGACCCCGGCGACTTCATGGCCGCGCACGGGTTTCTGGCGCAGCGTTGGATGTGGTCCGTTGACAAGGTTCGCTGGTTTTTGAAACGCCTTCAGACCGAAGCGATGATAACGCGAGCCGTTTCAAACGGCACCACGCGCAACACCAACCAAATTCAAATTATAACGCTTTGTAATTACTCAAAATATCAGGTTGTAAAGAGCGACCAACACCAAGCAAAACCCCAGCCCAACACCAAGCCAACACCAAGCCAACACCAAGAATATAACACTCTAACACCGGAACAAGATAATCCCCCCTTACCCCCCCGATGCGGGGGGAAGCGTGCACGGCGGTCTAGGTCTGCATTGCGTGAGGCCGATCTGGCTCTGACCGACAAGGCGATCGCTGCGTGGAACGCGGCAGCGGTCCAGCACGGCTTTGTCCGGGTGACTGCATCGACGGAGAAACGCCGGCGACGTCTGCTTGAGAGACTGGCCGACATCGGCGGCCTGCAAAATTTCGAGCTCGCTCTGAGTGCAGTCCCGAGCGTCCCGTTCCTTATGGGGCAGATCACGCCGCGGTCTGGCGAAGGCCCCTTCAAATTCGAGTTCGAGCACCTTCTGCAAACAGAGGGCAAGCTGGGCGACGTTCTCGCAAAGCTCATCGACAAGGCGCACTCGCTTGGCACGGGGCAGGTGAAGGAGCCGTGGACTGCCTGGAGCGACGAAGAATGGGTCCGTCAAATTGCTCTGCACGCCAACGGCATCTGGCCGGTCGATAAACTCAGCCCACCACCGGCATCGAAGAAATCAGCATGTCCGCCTCGTGTCATCGAAAGCGAGCGGCTTCTGGAACGGTACGACGAAAACGGATTTTCAAGGGGGAAACATTGATGACGTCTCAATGGTTCGACAGGCTCTACGACAGCGGCCGCGATCTTTTGGCTGATCTTTGCGAGGACGCGGAGAGCTTCGCAGTATGCGCTCTGGGTGAAAATGCGTCGCCCATTGAGCTCGCATTTTTTGCCGCACTCCATCTCTCTTCTAGGGTTCACTTCCCTGAATTTGAGGTCGTCGATATTTGCAATTTGACGCCGGAAGTTCTTGATAAAAACGTCAACACAGATCGCGGTCGCGCGAAAATCTGGGGCGTTGTCGCTCCCCAAGTCCAGATCGGTAACTATCGAGTTGATTTCGCCATTCGCCACCTGTTCGGACTATCGGGATGTAGCGGGATCGTAATCGAATGCGACGGGCACGATTTCCACGAGAAGACGAAAAAGCAGGCCGCAAAAGACAAGGCACGCGACCGCGATCTTCAGCAGATGGGATTCCGCGTTTTCCGATACGCGGGCTCTGAGATTTGGAAAGACCCGCTCACTTGCGCGCATGAGGCGTTAGTAACGGCACACACGCGCGCTGTCGATTCCGCTGCGGTTCGCTACTACACCGAAATTGGCGACACGAAGCATGCAGCAATGCACATGAAGTGGATGATGCAGTGATGCAAACCAAAATCCCCTGCGGAGCGATCATCTATCTCACCGCACAAGCCTTCGATACCACTCTTTCAGAACTGAGAGGCTGGAGCCGTTCACCGAACGAGTGCAAAGCACGGTTTGCAGCCTGGCACCTCGTCCGGGAATTTCATCCGCATTTGAGCGGAAGCAAGATCGGCCGGCTACTTGGACGCACAGATCACACAACCGTTCTGCATGGACTCAATCGAGCACGCGATCTCCTGCAACACGATGCGGGATTTGCAAACGCCGTCGAACGTGCCCGCGAATTGATCGCGCAATGGCACCCAGGAACGTTGCTGGTCGATGAAGCCGCACTTGCCGCTATGCCAAGACCCAGAAAGCGAGAAAAGCCGTCACCGGTCAAATACGAGGCTTCAGAGATCATGTCTCCGTATACAGCGGAACACGGGGAAGGCTCGGAATACGAAGTCTGGCGTCGGCTCAGTCTGAAAAACAGCGAGGATCGGTTTCTAGCTCTCGCAATGATCCATCATCCAGACCGTGTGCGCGTGCCGGTGAAGGAAGCCGCCGAATGACCAGATCCCCTCTCCGCATCCGAAGTTTCCACGTTCAAAGATCAACCGGAGGAAGGGTGCAGCTTAGAGAGGATACGTTTTACCACCGAAGACGCGTTGAAAAAGTTGAGAAGACAGAGACGAAAAGCGAAACAGCGGAGAGGGCATCGTGAAAGACGACATCGCAAGATTCAATCAAGGTCTCCAAGACCTGATCTTCATCCGGGAAAAGCTCAGCGCCGAACTTGATGGAGAACTTCAACGCTCGGAAAAACTCGCAACCGCTGTCGCCAGCTTGCGCAAGTTGAACGACGCCTCACAGAACATCATCGAAGACACGCTCTATCGGATTGGGGTGTGGAAGGATGATCCGCAATCGCTACCTCATTCCGACCATGAGACAACAGAAATGGCGAACCGCTTTGCGAGCAAGCCGCAAGACTCCGTGCGTCAGGTCGTGAACGATTCCTTTCAGTGGGCGAACTGAATGTTCGAAATGCCTCTCCGCACTGACGACGGTATACCGCGCTACAAGGTGTCGGAACTTTACTACGACACCGAAGACCTTTGGCTGTCGGTCTATGATCGCGAGGTCAAAGGCCGTGTGCGGTTTACCGGATCGGGAAAGCCAAGGTTTCGCCGCTACGTCGATCGGAGGCACACGGAGGACATTCCAAAACACGCGACACCAACACTCTGGCGTCCGGTCGATGTTAGAACGTGGCCGTATGAGCTTCCAGAAGCCGCACGGCTGGTTTCTGAAGTTGTCCGGCCCACACCCGCCCCCTCTCCCCAAATCGCCGCCCTGCACCACGGCAACGGGGATTTCTGGCCCCATGCGCATGTGAGACTCGGAAGGCCGGGAGAGAAGCCGGAAAGCGCGGACGAAGCAGAGGCGAGATACTTGCGAGCTATCCGCACGCATTGGCAGATGACCAGAGAGCGAGAGATTGTTGAGTGCGTTTGGCCGAAACCTTTGCTCGTCAAAGCGCAGGAAGTCGAGAAGTTCCTCAAGGTGATGTACGAGGCCAAACCTCGTGATCGCGAAAAGCTCATGCGCAGATGTCGTCTTCGTTCGGAAGACTTTGGCGAGTTCCACATCGATACGTCAAAGCTGGAAGCGCGGCCGGTTCCATTCAAGCCCACGCCCAGAGACATCTCCGAGTGGGAGTTGGGACTATGGATGGATTGGCAACCGGTTACTGATCCGGGACTTCTTGAAAGCCAAGCGCGTAACCCGCCGCCATCATTTTACGAATTGGCTGACACGTTGAGAACGACGGTCGATGCAATCGCTCGACGTTACAAGCGAGCGAAGGAAGAAGTTTATCAGGGAGCCACTGCGTGAAGGTCCAAAGCCTCCCCGAATACCTCAAAGCAGAACTCCGCAAGGGGCAGCATTGCGCCGTGTACGCAGCTGGACCGGATGAGGTTGTCTCAAAACGCCTTGGAGACAATCGCGGCTGCCGGCCGATGCAGTTCGGGATCACGACGTCATGGACTGACATTGTAACGCCCGGTCTTAATTCGAAGTCCTACGCATCGTGGTCGGGCTTGTTGTTCCGCATGTGGTGCTCGTCCACGGTCAAGGCCAAGATACTGCTCAATCTGATTGACACCGAAATGGACACTCTGGCGGTGCCAATGCGTAAGAGCTGGTTCGATCTGGGACCAGAACTCAACATCATTAGGCTTGAGAAAGCGATCCGGGCACTGGCAGACGATTTAGGAATCGCGACGTGGAGCGACGATGAACTCCACAAGCTGCTGAGAGAGAAACATGCAGCGGAGAAGCAAAGGCGCGTGCAGGCGTTGAGACGAGGAGTTGTTTTCTGAAATGAGTGAGATCGTTCATTTGTCGAGCGCGAGACTGACACCGGAGGTGCTTCTGCATCGGACTCTTTCCGATCTGAAAAGTACCAAGGCGGTCGTCGTGCTCTCGCAGGACAAGGAGGGCGTGTGGGGGATGGAATACTCCAACATGTCGATTGGCGATTTATGCGCCGCAGAGAAGTGGATGTCGTTGGAGGTGGCTGATGTCATGCTTGGAGGAGAGTGACGGCTACAACGCCGAAGCCAACGCTTACGGATGTTGGAAGCTCGCAATCAGGTTGATGAGGCTTGATGAAATCAGAGCGGGAAGGGCAACGCCTCGGATGGATGATCCCGAGGAAATGGAAGCGGCGAGAGAAGCAGGGTTTAAGTTCGTTGACGCTCAGACACATCGGAGAAGCGCATGATCGCGCCGCTAACATGTATTGCCGGTCTTATGATCCTCTCTGTGGGCGCAGTGATGAGATCTATGGACACAATGTTCTTCGCAACTTTCTTGATGGGTGTCGGCACCGGCATGTGGTTGGAGGGAATTTGATGACCTGGAAAAAGGAAGTCGCCATCTACGTCATGCTCGGCTTCGCAGGAATCTTCCTGCTCTACGGGCTCATCCACATGGGTTCATTCATAACTGAGAACTGGGGAAGCACGATTGCGGTAGAGAGGGCGAAGTGATGGGATTGAAATGGGAATCTGTCGAGACCGCACGCGAGGCAGGGTTTCAGGCGGAACATCATCGGAGGTCAGCATGAGTGACGAACCGGAAGTAATAGCATCGGGCTGGGCTGTCTCAATGGATGTAGAAATTGAACGGCCAAGCAATCCGTATGCGCGCATCAGCGAAATTGCGGCAAAGGTAGGCGTTGAGCCTTCGGATAGGCAGGGGCACGGCATTTTCGCCGAAGGTGCAGACGGAAAATATTACAACATATTCGAAGTTGTCATTGCCGTCCTTGATAAGCTGGAGAAGGCGACATGACCTGGAAACGAGAACTCGCCTGTCTGTTCGTCATGGGGATTCTAGGAGGGCTCGTGTTGCTCTACGGGCTAATTCACATGGGTTCATTCATCACTGAGAACTGGGGTGCGAGCGTTGCGATAGAGAGGGTGCGATGAAACGAGACACGCTCAAAGAAGTCAGGATCACGTTCTTGGACTTGGCGTTGGCTTGCGCGTTTTCGATCTATTTTGATGTTAAGCCGACGTGGGGACTGGCCGGGGTATTCGCTGGAATTTATTTTGTTCTATTTGTTGTGGGCGGCGTTGTGGACGCGGTTCGCAAAGAGAGGGCGAAGTGATGCCGACCATTCATCTCACGAAAGCCCAATGGGGAGGTGCTTACAAAACCTCTGAAGGCAAGCTCAAGGTCTACAGAAAACCTGCGGATGCTTCGCAAAGGATAAGGCAGCGCAAATCTCGCAAGAAAACCGTGATTTCTAGGGCAAAATCTGCTAGGTTTAATCAGCCCTAAGGAGCATTTGATGCGCACTGTTCTTTATGATGACGAGACGATGGAACCAATAACTGTTCTTGAGTTGCCGTCTTGGGCGTACGATCGATTGCGCGACGGGAATCGTCTTCGGTTTCCAGTTTTTCTCCGCGTGCTCGGATATGTCGGATCGCCTGATATTCGAGATGTGCCAGAGATGTCTGAGACTCCAATGGTCACTGTCTGGTTCGAGCAGTTCATGCGGAATGATCAGCGCGGCATTCCGTATTTTGCAAACCCACGGAATCGCGGCAAATTTTTCACGTGGCTGAGGGGTCCAAACTCTCAGCCTAAAGATCCGCGCGGAATTGACTACGGTAAAACGGGCCGTCGCGAGCCGACCATCAGGATTGGTGCACCAGTTATCGTCGTTACGTTAAACCATGTCCCTGAGTCGGGCAGTGGTTCTGATGAAAATGCTAAGTTCGCTGAGGTAAGCGCTTGCCTCAGACGCTGCCCGTTTCCCGTGCTGTCGGGGATAAATAACCCAAACAGGATTGTGTTGCTTGGTTTCCAGGCTCCAGAAGCTACCTGCCATCCGGCAGCGGCGAGTACGTGTGACAGTTGCACTGCGAACGCTAGCGCCTCGGGATCGCCATCCATATATCGGAGATTGACTGCACCCGTCGTCGCGGAAAGAGCCCTTCTCAGGGTTGTCACTTGGTCGGCTGAAATACTGCGCCAAGCGACTGCTTGCTTCAATTTCTCTGTTTCAAGTCGGGCATCAGCGGCCTGCTTTTCTAAAAGAGCAGCACGCTCTTGCGCATGCGCGGCTGCTTCGTTCGCTTTCGCCGCCTCAGTGTTAGCGGCTAGCGAAGACTGCTCCGCCGCTGCAATCCGTTTATCGGCTTCAGCCTGTATTACATCAGAAACTTGGTACGAGACGAAGGATGAGACGACGGCTAATGCGGCTCCGACTGCCGTGAGCACGAAGCCGCCCCACATCGTCCACAGGATCACAGACTGCCAGAATTCCAGCGGCTGGCCCCACCACATCGCCCGTTTCCCCGTCTGGGCAGTCACCGCGCTTATCACTTGGGTTCTGCTCGCCATCGCGCTTTCAGGATTTTTCCTCTTTAGAGCACAACGACGCTCCGCCTCAAGAAAGGAGACGAAGACATGAAGACTTTATCCCGGCTTTCTCGTCTTTTTGATCTTCACATTAGAGGCGGTGGCGATCTTCTTCAGCGCCATTGGTTCGCATTTACGAATGACGGAGAGAACGCCTTATTGCTGCGAGCGGTGTTCCTCCCCGGCCAATATAAGGAAATTCAAAAAGCGCGTCAGGAAGCGTTCATGCATGGGCTGCTTGAGGCTTTGAAGCGATGACCTGGTATCGCATCCTCTGGAATAGCAAGACCTCTAACAAACGAGGCTTTGAGCTTGTTGAAGCGGAAACGTCAGAGGAGGCACGGCTCAAGTTTGAAGACCTATCTGATACGAGGCGTGTGGTAGGAGTCGAGGAAGCGGATTTAAGGGATTACGAGGCAATGGAGCCGGGTTAAGCAATCTGCGTCAATCTGTCACATATGCAACCGTCTAGTTTTGATGCAGCGCGCCTTGCGCAAAATAATAATCCAGGTTAGCCTAACAGAATTGGACCCATGCGCCCGGAAGCTGAAAAGCTGTCCGGGTTTTTCGTTTTCAGCACCCCATTCACACCGGCAACAGCCCACACCCGCTTTCCTGCAAAAGAGGGGCCTTCATTGCGGTCACTGACAGGAGTGCTGGGAGCAATCACAATGAGGCCGCCATGCGAGACGTTTTCACCAGCCCGTCATTCTGGCTCGGGTTTGGCGGCAGAGAAAAAGGCGCCGAAGCGCCAGATAGAAACACGCCTTCCGACTCTCAATGAGATCGTGAAGCAGCACGCCGACAAACGAAAATTCTCGGGAAGCAGGATTTGATGCAGATCTCTATTTATGGAGATTGGCTGATTTCAATTGTTCTGAATAAAGGACAATACGCAAGCTGTCTCAATCCGCATGTCATGCTCTGCAAGCGTCATGTGTGCGGCTATGGTTTCCGGCTTCCGGCGCATTGGTCAATTTGGAATATCGAGTTGGATCGCAAGAAACGCACGCTTGCAAGGCTGCGAAGAAAAGAAGGAAAGATCAGCCAAGCCAACCGTTATGGAATCGTAGGCTGGACACTTAGCGCCTTCCGGTATGGCTCTCCCTTGCAGCCAACGCTCAGTGTTTTTGTCACCAAGAACGGTGTCGTCAAGGTCTATACCCGTCTTCCTTTCAAGAACACAAAACTTCGCGAATACAAAAGCGAGTGGCTTCGTGCTTCATATTTGGGAGCGACTAAGGATTGAGCCAATGGCCTTCGACTGGCGCCCCGCATCCCTGAATGTTGAGGCGATTGCAACAGAGGCCGTCCTACTCCGCATTGAAGCCAAGTTAGACACACTGCTCAAGTTGATGGTGGCTAACGAGCCACAAGAAAATCTCAAGCAAATCAATATGGAAGCGGTTTCCGCAACACATGCGGAAAGCCGGTGATGTGATATGGCCCATTCAGGAAACACGCACGAAATCACGTGCGCAACGCTTCGCAATCTAGGCTGGGCGATTCACGATGCAGACCAGTCTGGCGACTTAGTTGTGGCGAGAGAGGGCAACACGTCGATCATTGTTGATGTGTCCGACCTTCTGACGGAACGTGAATTAGCTTTGGTTGATCTGAAACATCGCATCCAGGTTGCCGAGGCGCGAGTAGCGGGTTGTCGGCATGTCGATTAAAGTCCCAACACGTGCAGGCACCCGGTGACGCATGTCTGACAAACTCACACCCAAGCAAGAGGCATTCGTTCTTGCCTATCTCGAAACGGGAAATGCGAGCGAGGCTTATAGGCGTGCCTACAACGCAGAAGGCATGAATGAAAAAAGCATCCGACGGGAAGCGCAGCGTCTAGTTGATCACCCCGCAATCACCCCACGTCTCCAGCGGTTGGCCCAGAAGGCCGAAGTCAAGGCTTTGTTATCGCTCGAAGACCACATGAGCGAACTTAGCGCCCTGCGTGACCTCGCCAAACAAGAGAAACAATTGAGCGCCGCCATTGCCGCGGAAGTGAAGCGCGGAGAACTCCGGAAGTTCTACGTCAAGCAGGTGGAAAGCGGCGGTCCTGGCGACTTTGACAACATGAGCGCCGATGACCTTAGAGACTTTATCGCGGGACGAGTTGATCCTGTTGGCACGAGCCAAGCGAGCCCTACTCCTGCGAGAGGACGCGGAGCGGCTAGAAGCAAGCCTAATTGAGTTCCACAAGGCGGCTTGGCCTGTTTTTGATCCTGCTCCCTACGTGCACGGTTGGCACCTTGACGCGATTGCAGAGCATCTAGAGGCCGTTTCACGCGGGGAAATCCGCAAACTCCTGATTAATATCCCGCCTCGGCATTCCAAAACGCTTCTGGCGTCGATCTCGTGGCCGGCATGGATTTGGGCAAAGCAGAAGCAGGAGGGCAATCCTCTTGTTGGGCCGCAGACGAAATTTCTCTGCTTGTCCTATGGCGATACACTAGCGCTCGATAGCGCCATTCTCATGCGCCGGCTCGTGCTCTCGCCCTGGTATCAGGAGCGGTGGGGAAAGCGAGTTCAACTTACCGGAGACCAAGAAGCCAAGTCCAAGTTCGACACGACGGCTGGCGGAACACGGATTTCAGCCTCGTTCGACGGTACAGTTACGGGACGCGGTGGCGATATCAAGATCATCGACGATCCGCATAAAGCCGACGAAGCGGAAAGCGAAGTCAAGCGCGAAGGCGTCATTCGCAAATATGACGGCGTCCTAAAGTCCCGCATGACAGACCCGAAGCACACGGCAGAAGTCGTGATCATGCAGCGGCTCAATCATCAGGACTTGAGCGAGCACCTTCTTGACGACGGCGAGCACGTTCATTTGTGGCTGCCAGCCGAATTCGAATCCGATCGGCGCTGCACCACGGTTCTCGGATGGACGGATCCGCGCCAAGAGGATGGTGAACTTCTCTGGCCCGAACGCTTCGGCAAAAAGGAATTGGCGCCGTTCAAGCGCAATCCTTACGAATGGGCTGGACAGTGGCAGCAGCGCCCAGAAATTCGCGGCGGCGCCATCATCAAGCGGGAATACTGGCAGGATTACGTTACCGATGACGGCAAAGTTCCGCAGTGCCAGTATGTCGTTGCCTCTCTTGACCCCGCCTATACTGCCAAGTCCGAGAACGACCCGTCTGGGTTCACAGTCTGGGGCGTTTGGTACGATGAGAAGGGACATTCCCGGATCATCTGTCTGAACGCCTGGCGCAAGAGGCTCGAGCTTCACGGTCCGCATGTCGATCGCGAACCGGGAGAGGCTGAGGCGAAATATATCCGTCGCGCTCAGCCGTCTTGGGGTTTGTGCGAATGGGTGGCGTACTCTTGCAAGCGGTTTAGGGTTCACAAGCTGCTGATCGAAAGCAAGGCATCGGGCCTATCGGTGGCACAGGAAATCCGGCGCTTGCACTCAGGTCAAGGCTGGAGCGTCCAGCTCGTTGACCCGAAGGGATTGGACAAAGTTACCCGCTGTCACGCGGTTGTACCGATGTTCGCGGATCAACAAATCTTCCTGCCAACCTATTCGGACGGACAATACCGCGAGTGGGGGCAGCAACTAGTGGATGAATTCGCTTCTTTTCCCAAGGGAGCTACAGACGACTTGGTTGATTCCTCGACGCAAGCACTGACACATATCCGCGAGTTAGGATTGGCGGTTCGCCGTGATGAACGCGCCGCTATCGATCGAGAGCTAGGCCGTCACAAGAGCGGCAAGCCTCAGGCTTTGTATCCCACATGAGTTCCGAAACTCCCTCTAAGGAAACCTCAATGTCTGACACCAAGAACGCACTTCCTGCTCCTCCCCATGAAATCCTCCTGGCATTGCTGGACTCTCTGTCCCGCCAGTTGAGCAACTACATCGGTAACCCACCGGATGCTTCTCGAGGCGGTATCTCTCCGGAAGGCATCAGAACCCATGTCGGCCGGATGTACCAGTGCGCAGAAAGCCTTGTTGATCTTGCCGAAGCAGCACGCGCGAAAGCGCAGGCGGATGCCGAGAAGAACGGCGAAGCTCCGGCAGATCAGGTGAACTGATGGATAAGCCTGAAGCGTCCGAGATCGCCAACCTTCTGGACCTCAACGCGAAGGCTATCTCTTGCCTTGCAACAGGCGCCATGCCGAATGAAGCGATGATCGCCGGCGTTCAGGACCATCTCAACTCGATGCTTTGGCTGCTCGATGAATTGATTTCACTCGTTGAGACCGGCGCAATCAAAGCGCCGCTCACAAAGGTCCACTAACTCATGGCAAAATCTGGATTGTCCAACCCTTCTCGAAAGCGGAGGGGCCGGAAAGCTGCGTCTGATGACGTCGCCGTCAACATTCAAATGGATGATCCGCTGGCATTGCCGCCAGTCCCGGACGACATGGGCGCCATCACTATTCCGACTGAGGACGGCGGCGTTGTCGTTGACTTTGAGCCGGCCGTTGATCCGACCGTTGATACATCCAGCCACGACGCCAACCTTGCCGCTGCACTCAGTTCCTCTGTTCTTGGTCGCGTCGCAGAGGAACTTCTGGACGGTATTTCGGCTGACGACCAGAGCCGGGCGGAATGGCTGAACGCCCGCGCCCGCGGCATCGATATGTTGGGTATCAAACTGGAAGACCCGAAGTCAGGCGTCGGCGCATCATCGGCTCCTCTGGAAGGCATGTCGGTTGTTCGTGATCCGGTGATGCTGGAAGCCGTTCTCAGGTTCCAAGCCAATGCTCAGGGCGAAATGCTTCCTGCGGCTGGCCCGGTCAAGGTCGTCGATTACGGAGAAGGGGACATTCAGTCCGATCTGTTGGCCGACAAGCTCGAGAAAGACCTGAACTTCTACCTCACGACCACGGCAACGGAATACTATCCCGACTCCCGCCGCATGTACTTCTGGACCGGATTCTCTGGCTTAGCGTTCAAGAAGGTTTACCGCGATCCGATCAAGCGTCGACCGGTCTCTGAAACCGTTGATGCCTCGGATCTCATTGTGTCGGATGCAATCACCGACCTGAAGTCAGCCCAACGCATTACGCACCAAATCTCCATGAAGCGCTCGACTATGAAGCGCATGCAGATTTTGGGTGTCTACAAGAACGTGGATCTTCTCTCCGACCCCATTGCTGATCCCAACGAGTTGCAGCGCAAGATCGCTCGCGTTCAAGGTCTCTCGGCCAAGTCCGAACGTCCGCAGGATCAGCCCTACACGGTTTATGAGTGCTACTGCGAACTGGACCTCGAAGGCTTCGAGCATAAGGACAAGAGCGGAGAGGATACGGGTCTTCCTCTGCCTTACCGCGTGACGATCGAGAAGGACTCCCGCCAGATCCTCGAGATCCGCCGCAACTGGGCCGAGGACGACGAAGACTATCAATCCAAAATCCCGTTTGTCGCCTTCCCGTATGCAACAGGGCTCGGGTTCTATGGCATTGGCCTGCTGCATATTCTCGGCAATCTCACGAATGCCCTGACGGCGCTGACGCGAGAAGCGATCGACGCCGGCATGTTTGCGAACTTTCCGGGCTTCATCTTTTCCAAGTCGGATGCCCGGCAGATGACGAACGAGTTCCGAATCCCTCCGGGTGGCGGTCAGGGACTTGAGACAAACGGTAAGCCGATCCAGCAAGTTGCAATGCCGCTTCCATACAAGGAAGCGGGTCCGGGGCATATGGCCTTGATCCAGCAAATCCGCGAGGTCGCCCAGCGTGTTGGCGGAACGGCAGACACTCCAGTTGGCGAAGGCAAGCAGGACGCTCCGGTTGGAACGACGCTCGCCCTGATCGAGCAGGCAACCAAGATCGAAGGCGCCGTTCATAAGGCTTTGCACGCAGCACAGGCAGAAGAGTTCAAGCTCCTGTGCGAACTGTTCAAGGAAGACCCGGAATCGCTCTGGCGCGGCAATAAACGTCCGGCCCTACAGAAAGACGTGGCCTTGTTCATGCAGGCCCTTGATCGCTGCGACATCGTTCCGAAAGCCGACCCGAACGTCCCG